GTACAGCGCCTACTTGGACAGAAGTTGACACAGCTGCATAAATTTTATAAAATAAACGTTATAAGGAATTTAAAAATATGGCAAACTCAACATCAGCTAATTTAAAATTAACTGTACAAGCAACTGGTGAAAACTCAGGAACTTGGGGACAGATTACAAATACAAACTTATTAATTCTTGAACAAGCTATTGGTGGTTATTCTGGTTTAACAGTAAATAACACTTTAGGAAATACTTTAACATTTACAAACGGCGCTTTATCAAATGGTAAAGATCAAGTAATTAAATTAACAGGTACATTGGCTGCAAACGTTAATGTCGTTGTTCCAGATTCAATTGAAAAAACTTACATCATTCATGATGGTTGTGACCATGCAGGTTTTACTTTAACTTTCAAAACTAGTTCAGGTTCAGGTGTTGATTTATGTGAAGGTCATAAATATGTTTTATATTCAGATGGTACTAATATTGAAAAAGCTTCTGAAGAAAGAGTATGGAGAGCAATCACTTCAGCTGAAACTGTACAAACAGGTGCACAAATTTTAGCAAATACAAATGGCGGAGCATTTACAATCACGCTTCCTGCTTCTCCAAGTACAGGTGATGAAGTTTCATTTATTGACCAAGGATATGATTTTAATACAAATGCATTGACTGTTGGAAGAAACGGATCTAATATAGCAAACAGTGCAGCTGACCTAGTTGTTAATACACAAGGTGCTGGTTTCAGTTTAGTATATTCTGGAGACGCTACAACAGGTTGGACTTATAGGGAGAAATAGAATATGGCAAATTACGAAGCAACTAAATACGATTTTGATGGAGCTAACCTTACAGGTATTGAAGGTATTCCAACAGCAACAATTGTGCCGTGGTCAGATTCTTCTGTACCAACAGGTTTCTTAGAATGTGATGGGTCTGCAGTTTCAAGATCAACATATGCAGATTTATTTGCAATCGTTGGTACAACTTATGGATCAGGTGATGGTTCAACAACTTTTAATGTACCAGACTTACAAGATAACGTAGCAGTTGGAAAATCAGGAACTAAAAACTTAGCTTCAACGGGTGGAGCAAACACTGTAACTACAACCGGAAACGTTGGTGGTGCAACCGCAAATGCAACTTTATCAACACCACAACTTGCTTCACACTCGCACAATCTTAATGTTGGTCCTTACCAACCTGGAAGACCAGCTAATCTTATTCTTGCACAGCAACAAGGTCCAGGAACAATTGGAACTAATAATTCTGGTGGTGGTGGTGGACATTCTCATAACATGAGTGCAACTTTTTCTGGTGATGCAACTTCAGTTGTTCAACCATATTTAACGATTATTTATATTATAAAAACTTAGGAGAAAAAATGGCAAGTAAAGGAAATTGGACAATTGTATTTGAAGATAAGGTAATTATAAAAAATCATGCAGAAGGTGTTTCTGAAGGTATTGGTTATGAAATTAATGATGATGCTTTTTGGAACGATTCTAAGTTTTCAAACATTTGGGCGATTCAATATGGAACTTCAGTTACTTCAGATGAAGTAGAATATAAAGACACTACTCCTCATTCATCTTTTGCAGATGCTAATATTGGAGACATTAGTCAATTTTCTAATAGATGGGATTCAGCTCATTTGGCACAATTACAATCTGATTGGGATAATGATAACGTAGAAGGTGAAACTGAAGCTGAAAAAATTACTAGATTAGGTGCAAGACCTACATCATATTCATCTTAATAACATCCAAGAAGTTAAAATATATTTTTCACCTGATAATGGTGTATTACCCCTATGTAAATATGGAAAGGCTGCAGGCCATATAACTATTCTACCGGTTTTAGGTTTTACTCTTTTTGAAAAATGTAAAAATTCTGTTTCTCCTCCTTCTTCTACATCATTTAAATATATAGTAAAAACAAAGGCTCTGGGTTCATTATCAAAACCCTTACCATGTTCAATATGCCAAACATGATAGCCTTCGGTGGGTAATGTTTTTTGAATTTTTAAAGTGGTAAAATAAAAAGGATTATTATCATAAGCTTCTTTTGCTCCTGTATTTTGACAATAGTGATTCCACGCTAAATCAAAATTTAACATCATTGGTTTTAAAGATTCCCACCATACATTTAAATTATCATGATTTGCAAAATATTGCTGATCTTGTTTTTTTAAAATAGATGCGTTTTCTGCTCCTATTCTATTAATTGTATTATTAAATTTATTTTCATTTTCATATAATTGAATGGCTTTATTACATTCTTCTTTTGTAATGTAATTATCATACACTCCTATAAAATTATCTATATTTACTGTTTTTTTCATATTTATCTTTACTATTTTTATTTACTATTTTTATTTACTAAATCATAAGCATGATGTTTATGAGGACCATTTTGATTTACGTAATGAAAAAATACTTGAGCCATTCCTTCACCTTTATAAATACCAGGTCGCCAATGTTTTTGATCACAACCTGCATAAAGAACACCATCTCCTTCTTCTAATTCAAACTCAGTTCCTTCAACAACAATTCGCCAATTATCATATTTTTTAATACATGCTGTAATACTAATCTCACACGCGGGTCTATCAGTATGTTTAGTTAAAGTTGCACCAAATACATAGTATCTCCAATATGCATAAGTAGGAAACAAATTTAAATTAGATTCTCTTTCAACTATAGGTAATTTTAAATCAAGTAATCCATTCATTAATGGGTCATTGTACCATGCAGGAGAAAAAGATTGACTATCTATTACATAATCTTTACTGTAATCCAATTTATTATAACAATATTTATTTAAAATAATTAATTCTTCTTTCGTAAAAAAATTTTTAATTAATTTATAATTTACTGCAGCCATGCAACAATACTATACCTTGTTCCTTTCGTAATAGGTTGAATACTATGTGGATACATAAAATTACTGGGAAAAAATACAATAGATCCTTTACCAAGTTTTAATCTTTTTATTTCTTTTTCTTTTTGATCTGTAAAAATTAAATCTCCTCCTTCATAATTATCATTTAAGTTAATGATAATACTTAAATGTCTTGTGGCTGCTGTATAATGATCTGTATGTATTTCATATTTTCCTCCAGGTGTATATTTTAATAAATCTATTTGATTTATCTTATTACTTTCCATTTTTGGAAATTTACTTTTATAAAAAAAATAAAGTCTTTCTATTTCTTTTTTTACATAATTCCAATAAAATAAATTAGTAGGTGTATTAAGATTTAAATGGTAACCTTTTACATTTCTTATATTTTTAAAAACACCCTCTTTAACTTCCATATCTTTTTTAGCTTTTTTGTTTATTAAAGGGATGATTTTATTTATGAATTCATTAGGAATGATTTTTTTTATTTCTACTATTGCTTCTAAATAGTCCATTTAAAGTAAATTTGCTTTTTCTTTTTGAGTTTCGTCTAGTGTTTTATCATTTTTTTCTAATTTTTTTATTGTAGTTTTGTTTGGTTTCCACTCTTCCTTATTAACTACGTCTCCACCTCTTTCAGGTTTTGTTTGAAATATTACAGTGTAGCTACCATCATAAATTTTTAATTTTTCTTTCCACCAATCTGGATCTTTAACAGTATAATGTGCATTTTTACCATTAGTTAAAATTTGTTTAGCAGGATAACAAGTAATAGTTAAAAATACTTTATTACCATAACTAAATATATCTTTTAATACTTCTCTGATTTTATCTTCTTGAACATGTTCCATTACATCAATACATAAAACTAAATCATATTGACCAGTGGGTTTATTTGAAAATTGTGCAACTGCAGGATCATATGGAGTTATATTTATATTCATTGGTGAACCTGGAACCTTTCTATTATTAAATAGAATAGAATGGAATTTTGCTTTACCACAACCATAATCTAAAATGGTTTTTATATTATTTTCTTTTATTAAATTAAAAATTTGATGTTTATATTCTGCTAATGCTTCACCAATCCAATTGTCTTGGTTTACAGCATGAAATTTAGTTGCTTCTGTTAGAGATTCATACATATTTTTTATCTTTATATTCTTTATAGTGCTTATAACACAATTCACTAAAATTAGTCAATTGCAGAACTTCTTTGTAAGTATTGACTTTATAAGCTTCAATTCCATCATAGCCCATTTCTTTTGCTACTTTAAATCTATAATGACCACAATGTATTTCATCATCTTTAAATACAGCAGGAAATAACAATCCATCTTCTTTCATGTATTGACGAACAGTGTCTAAATGCTCCTGATCCCAGTCTATTTTATCTTGTAATGAGTCAAAATCTATGTATGATAGACGTTCAGGAAACCAGATTATTCTCGCTTTCATTATATTCATAAGTATTATATAGTAGGTTATATGCTACAAAAACTAAATTTCAAGCCCGGTTTTAATAAGATGGTCACCGATTCTGGAGGCGAGTCTCAGTGGGTCGATGGTGATTTTGTTCGATTTCGATATGGACTACCTGAAAAAATAGGTGGTTGGAATCAACTTACAATTCAAAATAAAACTTTACCAGGGGTTGCTA